CTCTGCGACTTTATGGGGTACATAACTCAGTCCTGTAGCGATTCGTTTATAGGTGTCTTCAAACAAATGCACCGACTGTGGGTATTTTATGTCGCCGATAAGTTTCACATTTGGAGACCAAGCAGTGCGGTAATCTGTTAAGAAGATTTTCATTTGCAATACTCCACAGCAGCTTCGATCGACTCAGGGTCTTGGGTTTTATGTTTGTCGATGAATTCTTGGAATTCTTGCACATTTGTGGCTTGCAAATCTTTACCCACTTCTTCAGGTATGCCATGCAGCTCGCACATGTAAACGCACACCATCAACATATCGAGACTGTCCATTCCGTAGTCTGCGATTTTATCCGTCATGTTCGGAATTGGATTGTACTTAACATGAATTGGTCTTGCCACTTCTGCTACCGCATTGAATAACTCTAAGAAATTTATAGTCATTTCTTATCCCCTTAGTAAACTAACAGCACCGACCACTGCCGAAGCCCAATCTTGCCATTTTTCAAAAGCATAAGGACTCGGAGCAGCATCACTTTCAAACAAACCAATACCACAAAAACCAGTCGCCCAATCTCTCCACTCAGACTCTGCTGTAGGGATTGCAAGCTGTTGACTACCATAGGCTTCCACCATAAGCGAAGCCCAGTGATCCCAAGTAAGGTTGCGAGGGTCGTAAACAACAGCAATCGTCATGTCGAATAACCTCTCACGTCGCCGATATCTGCCGTAATGATAACCTTACCGAGTTGGTAGTTGCCACCTTGCACGTTACTCACGAATCTTAAACGCAATTCTCGTCTCTGCTCACGCATGTCGATTTTGTTGGTCGTCGGTGTAAAGTCGTAAGCAGAACTAGTCTGGTCAGTTGCTTGCGCAAATGGGCGACCAGTGACAAAGCACTGCATTGTTCCTGATTGAACAAAGTCTGGTTCCAAGCGTTCAATGTGCAACCAACGATTCTCGCCCACTGCCGAGGGTTGCGATGGACCACCTGCAACCCAGCCAAGATCGTTTGTTTCGAAGTAACTTTCGATGGCAGAAGCAACAACACCTTGCACCGAGTCGGTGCCAAATTCATTTTGGTAAAGCGAAACAAAGTTCATCAGTGAAGTAACTGTAAGTTGGAATACTGCTCCAGCAGTGGCTAAGTTTATCCCGAGCACGTCACCTACAGTGTAACCTGTCCCACGTGAACCTATCACAAAATTCGTAACGACCCCACCCGAAACAGTGAATGATGCATTAGCGCCTGTGCCAGTGCCACCTGTCAAGTTTACCAAAGGATAAGTGCCGTTGGTGTAGCCAGTGCCGTTGTTACCGATTGTGTAAGCGCCGACGCCACCTGTCGCATTTGTTTCCCAAGTTGCATTTATTGGGAATGGGAAGATCTGCGAGAAGTAACCAGCCGAACGACGTGAACCAATTGCTTGGCCAGCGTCATACCAGCAGTTTTCACGGATGTTGTAAACGATTGCATCGTTGCACTCTGTAGAAGTGCCAGAAGGGAAGAACCACCAAACCTCTCCGAAACGAGGCACTTTGGTTACATAAACCTTTTCACGAGCTGCATAGTTCAAATTGTCGAAAAAGTAGTTCTGGTTGAAAGCGTTCGGAATCTCTTTCACCACACCATTATACATTAGGAATCGGTCAACACCAACCCAGTAATAAATTCCGTCGTATTCGATAACGCACTGGCTGGAAAGGATAGATGACTGGCTCGAGATTAAGTCATAGCGCCAATAGATCGTGGAAGGAGTGCCACCTGTATTAACAGTTGTCGGGGTGTAAGAAACACGAATCAAAGAATCAGTTGACCAGAATAAGCCTGAAGGAGCAGTCGTACCACCACGCACTGGCAACCCTTGCACGATCTTACCAGTCGCCACGTTTACCTCGTTGGCGTCTGCAGAGACCCAATCATTTATGTTACCAGCAGAGCAGTTTTGAATTAGACCTGCATTTCCATAAACGAACACGTATGGATGCAAAACAACAACACCGCCAGAAACCGAAATATTGTTGTTTATAGTTAGCGTTGCCGAGCCAGAGCCTGTAGCTGCAGCGGAGATTGTAAATGTCGTGGAATTGTTTACAACAGTAACAGTCGCACCTGCTGGAATGTTTGATCCTGAAACAGATTGTCCAGCTCCAATTTGCGTCGTCGAAGCAACTGTTACAGTGGTCGTAGAGTTTAGCGTTGCAGCAATCGTAAACACACCGATCGGACTAGCAGTGGTCGTGCCGATTACGTTGCCGAGAACTGGAGTTTCTACCGAATTGTTTATGTCGGTAAGGTTTTGTCCAGGATGAGTGAGCAGAATTTGATTTCCAGTGCCGTTTGTGTCGGTGTAAGTGTCAAACTGCCAAAGATTATTTGTGTTCGGTGTAAACCCAGTCAATGTGATATCTGTTACACCTGAACCAACACCATTATTGTCGATCGGCACCAACTGCAATCCGTTATTGTAGCCACTGTAAACATTGTTGAAATTGTTTTGTGGGTTTACGTAAATGCCTCTCGATGGACCAGCCAAATTGTTTACAATTTCTCGGTAGCCACCCATCTTACGAGGACGACCACGTTGGAATCTCACCCAACGACCATCAACGTAATAGTTACGATCGAAAACAGTTCCGTCTCGCTGGATTCCAGGAAGAGTGTCTAAGGCAAATACTTTACGACTCATGTAAATGTGCCTCCTGAAATTCCACCTGTGAAATTACCAGTGCCTGTTATAGCCAGCCCAAGAGCAGTTAGCGAGAAGCGATTAACACCCAAAACAGCAATGTCGAACTCGCCAGCGCCAGCTCTCCAAATACCAGTGTTTGTTTCTGCTGCAAAGTTAATCGCAGGTGTTCCAACAGTGCCGTTGATAATGCTTAAAGAAGTCGCACCAGCTTGCACAGTGTTAGCATTCAAGAAGTTTGTGCCGTCGCAAATCAGTGTGGCTTGCTGTCCTGGAGGGATTGTCGCTACTGCTGAACCAACGATCCCTGTAGTTAGCGTTAGTGTGAATCCATTGTCGATTGTTTGGTTAGAAACCACATACAAGTTTACCACAGGTGGATAAGTCACTGTGACGTTGCTAACCAACGTGCCAACGTATTCTTGAATAAGGTTACCAGCTTCGTTCGAAGTTAGCGCATAAGCACCGCCAGTAACAGGCTTCGTCAACACTGTGAACGAGTAATTCGTGCTAATTCCGTATCCGACAGTTAGGTATGCTGAACCTGTGCAAATAATAAAAGCAGACTCGTCAGGATTGAACTGCTTACTAACTTGTCCGTCGATTAGCTGTGCGCCTGTAGTCGAAATCGTAAACGTGCCAGTGCCGTTGTTCTTAATTAAGGTGAACCAATTGTTGGCCAGTGTTGCAGCTAATGGCAATGTGCCAGTGCCAACACCACCTGTCCAGACTTTCGTTTGTGCTCGGTCAGCAGCAAGAAAGGTGTAAGGGCTGCTGATTGTAGCAGAAGGGTGACTTTGGTTCAATGTACTGGAAATCGCCATCAATCCGTAGCCAGCCAGCACCGAAGCGTCAGCTGAGGAAGTGCCAGCACCGAAAGCGATTATGCCCCAATTACCAGCTGTGGTAGCGTTACCTGTTATGTAAATGTATTGCGCTTGTCCGCCAGTGACTGTGCAGATTGTTCCACCAGCGTAATCTTTAACAGTGAAAGTATTGGCGCTAAGGTTGCGGATCAGTGCGTCTTGACCAACCGACACTTGGTTCGCTGGAGGCATAATAAGACTGTAACCAGCTGCACTCGCAGTGATGTCCATGATCCTTGCTGCAGGATTTTCTGCAGGTGCAGCACCAGATGGCCACTCTAGTTGAAAAGCAGCATTGATCGTATACGCAGCAAAACTGACGTCTGTCGGTTGAATGACATCGCCAGTGAAAGGGGAAACGTATGAAAGGGTCATGTATCGAGCACAATAGCTTGACGGTCAGCAATGCGGGAAACGTCTTCAGCTTTCAACGTCTGCATGATCGCAGAGTATTGCGCTTGCCACATTGGAGTCCGCTCGTCGTTTTTGAGGAAGGGCATCGCTTGTAGCAGCGAGCCATACAGTAATGCTTGCGGTGCGTAAATCGTAAACCAGTTTGTTTGGTTCGTGCTGTCGAGTGGCTGCACACGCTCGTAGTAAAGAACTTCGAAAGAGTAAGCCTGATCGGGTGTCGGTGCTACGAGCCAGTGTGTATAGTCGTAGTCAGCGTAATAAAGTGGGGTGTCTGTTAGAGTTTGATTTGGCCAATACTCACGCAGGTATTCGTACTTGCGGAGCAGTATGGGCTGACGCACACCGCCAACAGTGACGTTCATCGAAACAGTTTTGTGCCATCTTGCTGGCTTGTCGATCGTGAACTGGTTAGCAACCATCGCAGAGGTGTTAACAGTCAGGTTTCCGAGGAACTTTATTTCGCTGGCGATTACCTGCTCTGCCAACATAATGAACAGAGGGATTTTGTCAAGAGTTGCCGTATCAGAACGCTCGAGGTAAGACTGAATGTTTTCAGTCAGCGA